ATGGCAACACTTGCCCGTAGGCTCTTTAAGACACTTTTATTTGTTGGGCTACTCTTATTGTCGATAAGATATGTTCACACTTATCCCGTCCCCATGCCCGCAGATCAATTAGCTCTGCTATTTACCCTGTCTGAAAAACTAGGTATCCGCGACCCTGATGATCTCTATATTCCTGTAATGATGATTGTAGATCTGATAGCTGCAATCATTGCCTATGTATTAATTATGAAACTATGGCACCTCTTTGATGCAAAGCGGAAGAGCGCAACACCCAAGTAAGATAGGCGTCCGGGCCAATCAGCCCGGTTTTTTATTTCTCAATCCATGCAGAGAACAATAGCGGATCCCCGTACGCGTAGCGTCGATACTCTGATGTTGAGTTATAGGGCATGTACACCTGGCGGCACCCAACAGCGTCTACCCCCGTTCCGTAAACCTTTAGCGGCCCCGTCATGCTTCAGTCAAAACTACCGGCAATTTTATGTCATCTGGAGAAACTGGCCACTCGATATCCGGTGCCGCACTTACATCAATATCATCAAGCGCTATGCGATATGACTTCCACAGTTTCAGCTCTGCGGCTTTATCTTGCCCCGCCTCAATCCTATCTTTTAGAATCTCTATTCTATCGCTTGCATCACTTATCAGCTTTGATTTTTTTAGTTTCGCTTGAGTAACAAATTCCGCTTTTTGAGCTGAAATATCTATAGTTGAAGGCCCGCTAGTTTCTGCCCACACGCCACCAGTCCATTCCCCTGTATCCGGGTCTATATCCGCGTTTTGATATTGCGCTTTGTAATAGCCATCCCCAACTAAATCAGCTGTCCAATTCTTTGGCAAATATCCATCGATATAATCTTCAATATAGAACCCGTCGCTATCCAGTTTATTTAACTTTTTCATAATGCCCTCTTCAAATAACCCAAGATGATTTTATTCCGATGTCACCATTCCCAGTTATTCCGTAAATTCTTAACGCCCCATCCGTCCACAATGCAATTCTCGATTGCGCTGTAATGCCACCGAGCGTGCTACCTGAAATTGGCGCGACACTCACTTGATCCTCTGATGGTCTATATCCAGCGGGTAGATTTGCAATAACTGAGGTATCCCCCCATGCACCGGCTGTGATAACTCCTTCAACATATACGACTCCATTTATTTTTCGATAGATTGCATTGTGATAACCCTGAAGTGGTAACCAGCCATTCAGAAGAGTTAGAGGGATCCATGGCGTATTTGCTATCCTACTAGCAGTGAACGCGTCTGCTTCTAAAGTCGTAGTGCGCGATGCAAGTTGTGTCATCTGCGTTGCTAACTCCCCTCCAGTTTGTTTAAACTGTTGAAATGTAACTGGCTCTAACGGATCCGTTGCATCGTGAAACATTGATACCTGGCCAGTGAATGCGCCGCCGGATTTTGGCATTAAACTATTAAGAGATGGAATTATGACAACCGAACCGTCAGGAGCGATAATATTCACATCGCCGGTACCCGTTGTTATTTGTTGCCAGTTTTTCAGTAGTTGCTGATACATCGCTAATTGTGCTGATGTCTCACGCGCTAGCGCTGAATATGAATTAGATACAGTAGTCATAATTGCATAAGAGGAATCGGCCACGGATTCTTTTATATTGCCATTTATGCGAATTTGAGTATTGCTATCTACTGCTAATATTTCATAAATCAAAGTATTTCCAGCAGAATCAGGGATAAATAAAGCCATGCCGGGCGCTACGCCCATCACATTATTGGCCCACTGCGTTCCTGTTCCTGTGACTATATTTTGTGCTGCTTCTGACGTGACTGTGCCTGACCGGTACCAAGCCATATATTAATCCTTAATTTTAAAAATAAATGTCCGCGTTAAGTACAGGAATAGAGATGGGAGAAATGCCGTATGGATAATCGAGTGTATTTGAACTATTAACATACGCACCTTGCCCGGCTGTTATACTTGAACCAGACATTCTCATTGCTGACTTATACCAGCCCCTATAGTTTCCATTATTTATATTACCGGCTGGCAGCCCCCCGGCGCTCGGTAGTGGTATCATTGGCCTTGTAATTCCGGTATTAACCCATACGTTTGGCTGGTTGCTTAGCGCCATATTTCCGCCAATAATTAACGGTGCATATCTTGATGAATACGTACATTGACCGCTTGTGTTGAATATCGCCAACCCGGCAGTTCCTGGGCTTGGCGGCTCAGGAAAGAACCCTGTTGTGAATACGCAAATATTGGCGTTTACAGAGCCTGAGCTTGTGCTACCCGTTGAATTTATTTGATAGCAGTTTATTGTTTTATTTGCTGAGTCGTAATAAAGAGAAACATTAGGGTTATCCCAGTTTGCAAACACAATTGCATTATCTCTATTTTGTATTCCGGCAGGAATCGACCAAACGCCAGATATATTTACATTACCGCGCCACGTGCAAAAGCCAAGCTCACTAGACTCAGTTATTGCCATGAAATTTGCTGAATCTTGCAATAAAAGTCCGTATGTACCAACTGCGGGCGATTGTGGTATTTCAAATGCTGAAAATCTTACCCATCCTTTATTGCTCTCTGATGTAGTGAATGTTATTCGATTTCCAGACATTGAATACCCAGTAACCCACCACGCCCACACCGCAGATGAGCCCAGCGGTTGTATCACCCCGCCAAAATCAGACGGCACGAGATATAATGCCCCCCCGGTATATCCATTCAATACAGCAGAGGGCGGATTCCCCGTACCGTTAGTATCATAGTATCCCAAAAACTTTAATAGCCGAGTGCCAGACGTCATATTAATGCCTTTCCCCCCATCACTGGGGGAGATATATAGAATAGGTTCAGCCATTAGAAGTACCCGCATATTATCGCTGGCTGACCATTTGCGTGATATATCCTCTGCCCACGATAATCTACTATGGTGCGAATACCATTAATCGTGTTATCCATAGTTATATTCCCCCTGAGATTTACATTGTTAAATTCAGCATTACCATTTTTAAAATCCAGTTTTAGACCGGATATTCCTTGCACGTAATTATCTGATTCAAGGGTATCTGTTATTTTTCCTCGCCCAATTGATGCCTTTGCAATAAATGCATCATTCATAAACACTTGACCATTTACCACTGCAAAAGGCGAAAATAAATTACCAGTTGGACCGGAGAGCAATATAAATTGATCGGCAGTAAAACCAATTGAGGATTTAGCTACACCATTAATAAACTCTGCACCAATTACCATGCCTGCGCTGACAAACTGGCCGTTATAATTCAGTCCGGCCCTTAAACTATGAGTAGCACTAGCCCCGTTGGCATCAACAACTGCTGTCATTTTTTGGTCTATCGCTGCTGTCTGGTCTTCAAATGTTGCTGTAACAAGGGTTTCAAACTCAGCAAATGCTCTTTCAGCATCGGCAACAGTGGTCGTTAAGTGGATAACACCGGCTTTATTCTCTCCGTATTGAGCCCATTGCTGCCAGATGCTGGCGTTATTGGCCTTCGCTGTTTCGAGAATGCCCTCTGCATTCATGAAGTCATCATTAATCAGTTGCTGACCCGCAACTGTGTTATTGATAAAGTCGTCGCCGATAAAATCAATTAATGACTCAACATCTGATGATGCGTTTCCTGACACTTCAACAAAATCAGATGAGCCAAATGCATTTCGCGTTCTGACATAAGCATAATAAGTTTTATCTACCTTGAGTCTGTTCAATGTCCATTGAGTTGAGCGCCCTAAAAATTGAGCCTCATTCTCAATATTTGCCGCGCTAGATGCCGGTATTTCTCCTGTCCACCAAAACTCAAAGGCAGTATCTGTTGTGGCTGTAATATTCATTACCGGCACAACATCAGCAGAAAATATCCCAGGGGTCCATCTAACAGAAGATGGCATAGGGGGCGCACCAATGAGCAAACTGACCTGTGTTTCTGCGCCCTTCATGCCATTATCATTGCGCCCACGAACACTAAGTGAATATGTTCCGGCTGGGATACCAAAAAAGTCATAGCGGAATTGATCTGTTTCGTATTGAGCGAATACTGCTCCATCCAATGTATAGACCAACAGCTCAAACACCAGTTTTCTGGTTGTAGTGGCTGTTTCCCACGAAGCACTTACCTGAATAGTTTCACTGTTCGTATTGATTATCCGAAGATTTTCAATATTTGGCACGCGGTAGCTATTCAGCGTGTCGGAGGGAGTATCAAACACAGCGCCTTCATCAACAATGGCTTGTTTGTTAGGGTTATGCAGCGTTGCAGATATGCTGTAGATAGAGTTATTTTCATCTTCAGAAATCCCCATTATGCGGAACAGGCGCGTCGATACTTCACTAGTCGAAATTGCAAACGTAGTACCATCTCTAACCCAGGCTGGAGCCACTTTCAGAGTGATAGTAGAACCATTAACTGAAGCAATTTCATATTTAGTGAACTTAGCGTTAGCGCCCATGATAGACATGGTGTCGCCATTTCCAGCCAATGTGGACACATCGGCATCAACATTGATCACTACACCACTGTGACTAACTATGCGTCCACCGAGCTTGGTTGCTGCTCTGTTGTTATCCATTAACTCAATGATGTCGCCTGGGATGAAACCGATAGCATCCCGCGCCATACGAAACGTTCCTTTGTCCTTTTCAAGCTTGGCGCTTTCAACTAACCATCTTGCTGTTCTACGGGCCTGACCGCGTGACGTACAGCCAAAGGCTTCAATTGTGGTCTCGTTGTATGCACCACTGCTGCTGATCATCTCATCATCAGAGTAGTATTCCTTCACTTGCTCCCACCCGTTATTGGGGTCAGTCCATGACACAACAACCGCGTTGTAACGCTCTGAACGCTTCATTGCGCTATAAGTAAATAGCCCATCAACGACGCTAGCATTCGTTACAACAGCTACCGGGTCTTGTGGTCGATCGATCATGATGGAAAAGCGCATTCCATCCCACAAAGCAATGCCGCGAAACATGCCCGCAATATCATCCAGCAGTTCGCGCGCGCTCTTCTGCTCAGTGATGTAGGCATTCAAGGTAAAGCGCGGCTCTTCTCCGCCGAAACCATCTTCTACTTTTTGATCACAGAACTGTGATAGTACGTACAGGCTGCCGTCATCAACATCGATGTATCCAGCACGGCGAGCCAGTCCGTAGCGCGTGTTTTTAACCAACATGCGGAATATCCACGCAGGGTTATTAGTCCATGCAGATTTGAAGCCACCTAACCAAAGCCCGGTATATGTGCGGGTTATTGGGTCGTAATTGTCTGGCACATCCACTATCAGTCCACGTAAATGATATGTCCGGTTTGGAGTGTCAGTATATTGGTCTCGGTCAATTACAGCGCCACATACGGCCGTGTAAGGATATGAGAGATTGTCGTCAATCATCTCAGTAAAGCTATTCCAGATGGTCCCATTCCTGAGTAAGTCGCTTGTACTATCAGCAGTAATACGGCGAACTCGAATATCAAATGGCTTTGTTTCAGGCGCATCAATCAAATGTGCTTCAAGATATTCCCCTGAAATTTTATTTGGGCCAATCGTTACTGTTTTAGCGATCTGAAAAGAACCATTCCCAATCCTAGTTTCAATGACCATTGTCACTGAAGTGTTCCTTTGATTTCCTTGAGTATCCTGCTCGACCAATGAACTAACACCGATATTAAGCCTTATGCGAGTAACATTTGTGTCAGTAATAGTTCTCACTAGTGGCGTTGCCTGAGTTACGTCTGCCTTAACAATGGTTGTTGATTCAACAGCAGAGAAGCCATTTATTGGGGTTTGTGTAGCTGACCCTGGTCTCCAGGCAACGCTAACTCCAGGAACGCTGACAACACCAGAATTGTTAGTGATTGGCGTTTTATTCAGTCTGAATGAAGATAGATGCTCTTGGTCAACCGGACCGTAAATCGGTCCATCAGAGATAATGTCCAGAACGCGATAGAACTGCTTTGACGTGAGGTTGTCATTAATTAGTGTTGGCGTACTACCGCCACCGCCGCCTGAACTCATATTTTCACCTTAGCTAATAGAGATGTTCCAGTCTTTGTTATTGCTGGTATCAATACCAAGTGACCCCACGTTTGACCCAACAACCATTTCACCCAGCAATAATGGTACTGGCCGCCCTTGCCCGACCTTGTTCTCAGCACTGGTGAAGGAGTTATTCGTTATCGTGCCGCTTTGCGCTGACTCTGCGGAGGTCTTGGTTTTCATGTTCGAGGTCATATAGAGTGAATAGGCGACAGAGGCCACGGTAACGGCGACCATGATCCACACTGCCGCTACGCCGGTTATCGCACCTTCAACTATCGGAACAAACAGAACAGTCGCACCGTCATTGAGGTGTCTATCCATATGAAAGTTAAGGCTATCGCTGGATACATCGGAACCATCGACCCGCATTCGAATCCTTGATTTATAGAAGTCACGTTTGAATTCAGGGCATTGAGCGAGAAGAAGGCGCAATCCCTGAGAGGGGGTATCAACCTTTAAAGTGATTTTGCGGAAATGTCTTCGAAAATTCCCCGCAAATCTAAATATGAGCATTGTTCATGCCTCCAGATTGAATGAGTCAGGCGCAGGTAAGCAGGCCGCAATGGTTCGCGGCGGCTTAGGCGACCGGTATTTTCATGATGAAGAATGGTGTTATCGCCAAGGTAAATCATGGCGTGGCAAGGGTCTGACTCTGGAAAAGCTCGCCGAATAAATACATCACCCGGCTGGATGTCTTGCATATCTACTTCATGAAAACCATTGGCTGCCATGCTTTTCAGATAAAGGTTTTCGCCCCGCAACCACCACCCGTTAGTGCGTTCAAAATCAGGCAAGTCGATGCCGCTCAGGTGATAGGCGTCACGAAATAGCGTGTAGCAGTCCACCACGCCATGCTTGAATGTCCGACCTAGCAGGTGTTCTACCGGTCTAAATTTCCGAAGTTTTCCGCCGCTAGCCAGCCACCAATCGATGCCGGTTGCCAACTGTCCGGATCGATCTGCGCCAGATAGCACAAGTTTTAGCTCTGGGTGAGAATGAAAAACGGCGTTGATTTCTCCCGCCGCTTCTGTTTCTAACCAGTCATCATCACTTATTCGAAAATGTCGCCCCGGATCTGGATGAATATTTCGACATTTAACTAGTGAATCGTTACCCACTATCAGGCCGCAAACCTCATCGCCAGACGAGGCCGCGAACTCAAGACATTCATTCTCAAGCATCATGACACCTTAGCTGATCCGGGGAAGCAGCCTATTGGGAGTGGTTCGGGTTTTGGATAGCGCTTACGGCACCCTGATGGATGCTTGGAGCACTTATCTTTTGATGGGTCGGTCGTCGGGTTGTCTTTATCATCAGCAACAGGCGGCCCAGAGTAACCACAGCCATCACCGCGATATATCCACTGACAAACATCAGCGAGGATTGTTCGCGCTGGTATAATGGCATTGTCGCAGTCAACTGGAGTGGCAAGGTTGTAAGTCACTGTCTCGAAAGTCTCCTCAACCATTTCTTCAATCACGTAGCGGGAAACAGCTTCCATCGTGGTATCCGCATCTGGATTACCACCTGGGAAATTAACCGCATCGAGATTTTTAACCAGAACCTGCCGCCGCGTTACGACAGCACCCAGTGCATCATCAAAGTCGCTGTTAATTCCAGTGATTAGGCCGGTGATATTGGCAACCTTCATTGTTGGCCGCGAGTAAGTCCCTTCTGACTTAACTTCAAACCCTTCAACCGCTATTGGATAGGCTGAGTATTGCCTACCTTTCCAAATGACATCACCGTAATAACCATTGGTACCAGAATGAAAGCGGATAACATCACCGCCGAATGACTGCAAATCGACCTCAAACAGGTCAATCATTGCGCCAACGCCAGCATCAACGCTCGCGATAATGAGTTCTGCTGGTATATCTCTCATATTTCACCCATAAAAAAAGCCCACAAAGTGTGGGCATTGGCGTGTTTATTGATCAACTCAATGGCGATTACCGGCTGATCTTCTATTGTGTAAGGTCAGCCCACTCTAGCCATGCGCGGCTTGAGTGTTATCTATCGGAGGAATGGCTGATTTACTCTGGGATCAGGAAATAGAAATGTCGAAATATACAATAAGTAGTATTACTGAGCTGTCTCAACTACAAGACTTGAAACCACCGTTCCACACAAACATTACCGTTAATCTTAGAACTGCGGCTGGTCAAACAGCTGTTAGTTTTGACCCTCATGGAATGGACATAATGAATATGACAGTCAGTGAAATCGGGGAGGCTGCGTACAAAATATTTATTGATCGGCTTGCTGCAAACAACAAATAGCGGCTCTTAACTCATTAAAGTTAAGCTGGTTTAAATCTTGATAGCAGATCACTGCCTCTTGGATGCTAGTGATCTGCTGTTGCATGTCTGACACCTGCTGCTCTAGCGCTTCAATTCGCTGTTCTAAAGTCATAACTCACTCCTGCCTTTCGGCGTTAATTAACGTGGCACCTGCTCAAACGTACATGACAGTTCAAATACTGGGCCGGTCTTTTTCATTGACCACGAACGGCAAACATAAAGCGCCAGGACTCCGGTATCTGATGGTGTCCAGTAGAACGATTCAACCGCCATTCTCGCCTTAATGAATGCTTCTGCTTGCTTTGCTATATTCGGCGTATTGCATTGCCCGTCAGTTCCCATAAACGTCAGGGAATAGCTATCCATCAGCGGATTAATGCCTTTAACTTGCCGCTGTTCGTAACCATCGCCAAGTTTAACGACGGCAACATTTGGCGCACGGGAAGCCGTGAAGCCTTTTTGTGGGCTCCATGTGAATGTTTCTGGCATGGGATGTTCCTACTTGCGAAGAAGCCCGTTAGGGCGCTGCTGATCTTTGATAGTGTTAAGGCTGACTGTCTTCATCATTGCAGCCATTTTCTGCATTGTGGCATCGTCGATGCCGTTAGTCGTCTCGATGTGGAAATGAACCTCCTGTTGAACAACTGTACCGCCACTGCCCCCACCGCCCTGCATATCCTTATTGCTGATGACCTTGCCATTGTCGCCGGGGATCATGTACTGCTTGCCGTTAGACGCTTTAAGTAGTTCTGGCTCCCCACCCTCACCGACCTGGTACATGGAGTCAGCATTTACTCCCCCACCGTTTTTACGAGCGCCTCCATAGGAAATGCTACCAATGCTGGAAAGCACGGCTCCGCCAGCACTTGCGATTGCTGCATAGTTCGCGAATTTTTGTGCTGGAGTTAATGCTGTTGGGTCTGCCATAACCTGCGATATTGCCATTTGTAAATTAAGAGCAGCTTGAGCAACAGCAAAACCTTTACTCATTGCAAACATTGCTTTGAAAGCTCCACTAGCTTTTCCGCCAGATGCATCAATAATTCCAGAAATGCCATCAAACCCTTGAGATGCCGCGCCAAGAATTGAATTAATAGCTTGTATTTGTGCTACAGACTCCCTATCCAGTATCTCCTGTCGTTTCTGGCTAGCTTGAAGCTGAATTGCTGTTTTGGCATCTTCATAGATTTGAGTATTCTGAGTGTCGAGTGCTTGGTACTCAGCCAATTTTGCTAACTTAGCCTGCTCTTCAACATCAATTTGGGCAGCAGGGGAAAGAGCGCTAGTTATTTCTTGCTGTGCAAACTGCTGGCCCTGCTTAGCTTTGTGCATATTTTCAATTTGCACAGTTAAATCATAAATAGCCCCGGCCTGTTCCCTAGCTAATGCTATCTCTTTCGGTGTTGCATTTATTCCAAGCTTTTGCACTGCCGCCAACTGTGCTGCTGCGCGACTCTGCCCCTGCATTTCAAGGGTTGTTACTTTGATAGAATTACCTAGGTCGGTAAGTTGTTTGGCTCTGTTTTTTGCCTCTGTCGCAGCGGCATTTTCTTCTTTCGCCAGGGATTTTGTTTCTTTAGCTAAAGTCTTTTTGGCTTCAGCATTGGCTTCGATCTGCACATAACCATCCTGAAGCTGTTTAAGCGCTAAAGGATCCGTTACTTTTGCATCTTCAGCATCATATAGTGCTTGCTGTTTAGCCTTTTCCTGCCCCTCAAGTTTACTTAGCGCAAGCCTACGTTCTGTCTGCTTTATTAGCTTCTCACCATCCTCGCCACCCCAGTTTACTTTCAGACTTTCAGCGTTAAATCCTTTCAATGCCTCGGTTGCCATCCCAAGTTTCTGAGCGAGAAACGCCTGAGAACCGCCAAGAAGTGATGTTTTCTTTTCAGCTTCGCCCAGCGCCAATGCGTTATCTCTCGCAGCCTTCATCTGGTCAAGAATACCTTGGTTAACTTGGGTATTTACCAGCCGCAGCGCATCGTTAGAGTTTGCTAATGTTCTTGTTTTGCTATCCAAATCACGATTAGCTTTAGCTAAATCATTAGCTAGCTCATTGGCGATGCGTAAATGACCATTGTTTTTTTCATCACCACCACCCATTTGTTTGGCTAGGGCTATTCTTTCGTTGTATTTGTTATTTAAAGAAGCGATGTGAGATTCTAAATCAGCAATTTCATCTTTTTGATTTTTTATAGATGTGACAGTATCAGCTCGGACACCCTGAGCCTGTGCTAGATTCATTTCTTTCAACTTGCTGATCACGTCTGGCAGAGTGTTAGCAAATTCAACACTTTCTTTCCGGGCCTGCTCCTGCCGCTGCGCGTACAGATACCAGCCAGCGGCAACAATGGCTACAACGCCAATAGGTCCACCAAGCGGAGCGGTAACAGCTTTCAATGCAGTCATTGCATTTGCCATAGTCAAACCAGTTGCTGCAACTTTCGCTTGAGATGCTGAAAGTGCATTATTGGCCAATGCAGCCGCAGCCGAACTCTGGACATAAATAGCCCTCAATCTAATGACGTTTTCTAACGCAATCGCTTCGGCGGCGGAGCCTCTGGCAACTTGATATTCTATCTGAGCGAATTCAAGCGCAGATAAGGAGGCGCTCCTGTCTGCCATTGCTTTTCTTTGGGTCACGGATGCTGCTGCCAACTCTTCTTTTGCTCTCGTTCTTGTCGCTATAATGCCTTGAATCGTGCTTTTGATACTTGCTGCCTGTACGGCTGTGACTGCAACTAGAGCTCCGACAAATCTACCGCCCATTACAGCAATAAGTGCCGTTACTGACAGGGTTACTGCATCTACAAATTTCGGCATTTTCTCAGTATCACTACCAAACGCCAGTACTGCATCAGCAGCAGTAATGAGTCCGTCAGTAAAACTTTGCAACGCTTCTGTCTCTTTCTCAAGCGCAACAAGGACTTCCGTGATTGCCGTTTTCATCCTCACGCTTGCGTCTGTGAGATTGTTTGACATTCCAGCCGCAGCTTCAGCGTTTGCATCAAGTGACTGGCGAAGACCTTCTGACAGCTCGGAAGCAGTCAACTTACCTGACGCACCGAGTGAGCGGATCTGTGCTGCTGATTTTTTGCTGGCCGAGGCAATATCATCGATAACGCTCGGAATAGCTGACGTTATCGATTCCCACTGGTCCGCTGAAACCTTTCCCGTGTTAATGGACTTTGTGAATGCGCTAATAGCGGATTTAGCTCTGTCTGCGCTTGTTGCGTTTTTTACGAACGCATATGACATCGAATCTTGCACATCAATAGTTTGCTCAGTTGCATATCCCATACTCCGCAGCCCTGCCGCTGTACTGATGTACAACTCTTGAGCTTCAGATAGTGCGCGATACGTTCCGTTCGCTGTATTTAAAAGGCGTTGCTGTACATGTTCAAATTCCTCTTGACTAGATGTAGCCATTTGCACGCGTTCTGACATTTCCTGATATTTCTGAACCATATCCGCCAGTTCGCGGAGTGCCGTGGCTGCAATAACTAATTTGATCGCCGATGCCAGTTTATTCATTCCACTTTCTAAGTTGGATGCGGAACGAGCGTTACGGTCAAACCCATCTTCCATTCTGTTTAATCTGTCATCGACTTGACGCTGAGATTCGATTAGATTTCTTAAATTCATCTCGACATTATAAACAATATTACCAAGTTGGTTTTCACCAGGCATTTGCTAACCTCATCTTTTCTTCAGCAATTAAACGCTCCTGGAGGCGATCGTCAGCATCCATAATTTCATCGTATTCTTCTCGTGTGAAACCTTTCTCTTCTGGGTATTTAGCTTTGAGCAATAACTGAAACTCGGTCATCGTTAACTGCTCAGCTTCGGCGCGGGACATACTGAAGTGAATTCTTGCCGAGTTGATGTAATCCATTGCATTGAATTCAGTGCTGTAATCGTTTTTGCCCTCATTCTTTTGTAGCTTTCTTATTTTGGCTTTACCGATAACGCCGTGTTCAATTAATTCTCTAGCAACGTTAATAACTACTTCTTTGGAAATTTTACCTGGTCGATAAACAATACAATTCTGCCAACCTTTAAACTCACCAACAAGCATCGACACTGGCTTATCACAACAAGACTCAATAACTCTTATGGCAGCAGCAAGCATGTGCTCTGAGCATTTTCTAATTGCATTATTTGGCATTAACGATGCTGGAAGATTAGCGTTTATTATTGGCGTCAAAACTTTACTTAATTCAGAGCCATTTAACACTGCGTATATTTCTACTATCTCTGACGCCGCACCTACTTTTGTCATGTTCTTTAGTGATGGTCGGAAAAAGTAATCTTGCTGACTCACTGTGTCAGACAGGAGCATTTCGCCAATATCAAGCATCGGTGTCATAGGGTGTCCTGAGAATTAGGTAATAAAAAAACCCCGCAATAGCGAGGCTTAGTAATTGCAGATTATCTTTAATATCCCTGAACGGCGTTAATCATTTGAGTCTTCTGTGATTGCTGAATAATGTTAGTGCTTGTTTGCATGCGAACGTTCGCATCTTGCTTTCCAGTTTGGATGTAAGTATCACAATCAGCCTGGCTAATACTCAACTTTCCGCGATTAGCAAATTCAGCCTGAATTTTAGGGATGATTTCAGTATTACCGTATCCCATCGCTTGGCCTTTAAGAGTGCAAAGGCCAGCATCATCATAAGATGTAAGAGGACGATCCGCTGCACAACCAGTCAATAGACTAGACAGCACAACCGTAAAAAACAAATTTCTCATTCCATTATCCCTATCTATTGAAATCATAAAATTTAATCCACTAAATTACGGTATGTCTACCCATGCCCCACTAGCTCTGCGACTTACTATGACGCCGAGATCGACGGATATTTCATCAAGGATATCTGATATAACTTCCATCTCATTAATGGACTTCCATTGTCCATAATTTTCAAAAATCTTATTACACGCAACATCTAATTTATCAATATGCGGAAGCAACCATTTAATGGAGTTATCTTCCATCACTCCGCTTTCATTGTACTTAATGCCCTTGGCTGCACAATCCCCTAAATAGTATGCGGCTAACTTTAATATTGTTTCAATCTCACCATAAACTTCTCGTAATATTTGATCTACACAACCATGACTTCTATAATTTAAAATATTATTTTTAGTCAAATCATGTAACTTCGTTGCCTGAAACAAGAATGAACTCTTATATGTTTCAATGTTGTTAATTCCAACCCCGGATGACAATCTAGTAGCGCAATATTCCTCCATGACAGATAGCCAGCAACTAGAACGTAGTTGTTCATAAGCATCATAAAAACGATAACTCATAATAAGCCCAGGGAAGCATTTATTAAGAGCTGAATTATTCGAAACATGTGCGCATTCATGAGCAATGATAGCTACCGATGACATCCAACTTTCTGATTCTATTGGGGCAACCAAACCTTCTATATAAGCAGCGTTAAATACAAGATGACTTTTTGGCTTTCCATCCCTAACAACCCTAACGGCCATGGCTACACCAATCACATCACCGTCAGATGGGGTAAGTGTTGTGGTGGTTTCAGTTCCACGATCAACGGAATTTAACTCAACTTGATAGTCGTAACCAATAGACACGCCAACTAGTGACGAAAGGTTCATATATCCGCTTATAGCTTTTATTAATTGACTAAAAGCATTGCCAACTGCCTGCGCAGACTCAGTATCGTTGAATCCACTCAGCTTGACATTAAATTTTAATTCGCTGACGTCGCTCATATCCCTATCCCCATCCATAACAGTTCGTTACATCATATCAGGGGATCGCTGCAAAATAACGCAAAAACCCACAGTTAAGTGGGTTGGGCTTTGGTAATTAGACTTAACTAATTAAGCTACATCAGCGCCGTGGATCAGATGGCGCAGAGCTTCCACTCCGTTGGCATTGTAGCGGAACGCCTCAACTTGCTTGCTGCTATACGCAGACTTATCCATTACATAAATGCCGTACTGGTCAGTCTTGAGGTTATTGGCGTTAGATATGCGGCCGATTTTTTGAGCAGAAATACCAAGCATCTCGCCAACCTGACCGGCTGTGTAGAAATGTTCTTCCAGCTTTGGCAAAGGGATAGCTTCAAAACCAGCGACTGGGTTAATAATGTTAGCCGCAGCGCATTGTTTAGACAGCTCACTAAGGTTTGGCATCATGTCGAAAAGCTGATGAACGGCTTCAACTGACATTTTCAGCGTTCTCGCCCTGCGATACTCAGGCAGCCCTGATGAACTTTTTGCAGGAAGCGCCTTGCCAGTTTCCAGTTCACGCCAGCGTTTTGATACTTTGTGGCGGAGTGGAATGCTGTAGCCGGTGATCAGTGTCATGGTTAAATCTTCATCGAGAAGATATTCCTGATATACGCGCCCTTTTGCATCCGTGTAATCGGCGGAAAAGTCCGCCGATTGAATATTAAGCGCTTCGAACATTTTGCGGCAGTCGTGCAGCACATCTTTATGTTGCTTACCAGTAAGAGTCGCAATCTCTCGACTAGACATTTTCGTGACATCAGATCTACCATTTGCTAAAGTTAATGCAGACATAAAACCTCACACGGTTTAGTTTATTGAGCCGCCAGCGCTAACTGGCGGTTTTTTATTGCCTGTGTTCCGGCAAAATTAGTGATGAAATGTGATGCTTTTGAAATCCTCTGTCTTTACTAAGACATACCCCCTTTTTGACATTACTTCAGCAAACGCCTTGGCACTCGCTAAGTGCTCATCTTCCCTTGCTTGTTGTGCTGATACGATTGTTCCATTGCCGTCAAAAGTATAAAGAACTCGACAATCGTAATGACGTAGTAACGGTGATTCGCTCTTGTGCTCTTCCACCTCGCGATCCAGAATATCCAGAACCCACTTACGGAATTCTTTGGCTATTGTGGTGCGGGAAAACATTGCAATAAGGTGTGCGCCACGCAGAGAGAAAACTCGAGTTTCTTGCTGTCCACGAGGGGTGGTCACTTTGACCACCCTTGTCATCTGCTCAGTAAACTCATCACAACGACGCGAGTAAATTCTCTGAACTGCCTTATCGTCTGAATACTGTAAAGCTGCGCCAAGTTCAGTTGATGTAAGCCATACTTGCCCCTTATCTTGCACAGCATTGAACGTAGTGTTGTGGAATGTCAGTTGATTATTCGCTATACTTTTCATGTCGGTTACTCGCTTAAGGTTGCTGACAAAACGAAGCCCTGATTGTTAGTAGCAGTCGGGGCTTCACTATTTTTATGCTGCATTAGACCTTTCCTCACGCAGGCACCGAGCCAAACGCTGCACAATTGCAGAGTTGATAGAAATCCCATCCATTTCAGCCATCCGTTTAATTTCTTCTTTCATTAGTTCAGGCAGGCGCAAATTGAACACTTCATTCTTTCTTCCGGTATACAAAACATCACTCATAGTCATCTCCAGTTAATTAATGGCACCTACTTGGTACTAGCACCAATTTACCACCATTTAGAATGATGTCAAGTAGGTGCTATCATGATATAAAAATGCATCATGAGGTTGTGGTTATGAGTAAGTTCCCAAGTCAAGAAATGGATAGATTTAACGTCAGACTCCCTTCTGGTATGAGGGATGCGATCGCTGAGCGAGCGAAGCAGAATGGAAGATCAATGAATTCAGAGTTAATACTGATTATTGAGCAGGCACTTAATGCGCCAATTCCTTATACCACTGACAACTCTAAGTTCATGAAGGCATATGAGAACCTTTCAAAAAACATGCCTAAGAACGAAATTGAACTAAAAGATTGGATGGATGAAATGACAAAACTTACATACATCCTCATGGAGAATATCTCTGAGTTAGGGCAGTCTTATCAAGCACTGCAGAGTCTTAGGTGGCGAGCTGAAAATGAAATAGCCACAGAAAAAAGAAGAGAAAATTTAAAAACTAAAAAATCATAACCCCACCGGCGCACGGACGCACCAGAAAGCAAAAACCCGCCGGAGCGGGTTTGTTTATCAAATTTTCAAAGTAAGGTTCTTTCCGCCGAGATCAGCCAGGGTCTTGGCTGTGTCCGACGTGATTTTAGATGCATCCACAGTGATGTGAGCACCTTTACTAGCAACGATTCTAACCACTTCTTTGAGTGTATCTGAAGTGTAATTATTACCAACCTCAAGATTCACTCCTTTGTTAGCAAGAGTTTTTAAAGTATCAGATGTAAATGCCATTCTTATTTCCTTATAGCGAGTAAGGATTAAGACTATCACAACACCAATACGCTATCACTTTAAGTCTGGTTATTACTTTTGATAGCAAAATCATCATCAAGAGCACCGATAAGATGCTCTTTGTGATAATTACGCGGTAATCGTGATAACGGACGCGCCGAGTTTTGCACCATCATTTGTTGTGAATGTCGCGCTAGCGCTGCCGACAGAAGCACGAGTAACTAATCCTGCTGGGCTGACGGTAAGCCTGGTCGAATCAGTGCTTCTCCATTCCCCCGTTTTATCTGTAGCATTTGCGGGAGAAATGTTGGCTGTGAGCTGAACAGTAGACCCAACCACGCCAGTGCTTGTCGCCGGTGTGACAGTGACGCTTTCAACAGCAATCTCTGAGCCGTCAACGAAGACAACTGAATCAGCATCAGCAACTTTCCATTCGCCCGAATAAGTCGCGAAATCAGAAGAGCCGAAGTCTGAACTCCATGATGTGGTATTGAAGTAACCCTGAATATAAGTACCATCCTCGACGCCGAGGAAGTCGAAGCGAACCCAAATACCCGGCTGGCGGCCCGCTTGAACTTCAGTAAAAAGATATTTTGACATCTTAACCGGTCCAATTTCTGTTGCTTTAGCCCGCTTGCGCCACTCACCCTCCCCTGAAATTGTTAAATCCATATTTGTGACTAAGTTCTCAACCAATCCTTTTGAATCATCAGCATCTGAAGAGATGGTATTCATTGAGTAGTCAAGGCCCTTTGTAGTCAGCGCCCCCATGCGCAGCCAATCCGCTACCTCTGGTGATGTTTCTGGGCAACCAAACGCCATCCGTAAAACGGCGACGCGACCAACCAGCTTGCCGTAATCATTTTGGCAACCTTGCATATTTTTTACCTCTGTTAGTTCGGCTTAGTCGCCGTATTTAATTGCGAATTGAAGTCTGTAGACCAGACGGCCTTCAGTAGTCGTTATTGGTGACGGGATACTACCTAGGTTTTCAATGTAGCCGATGCAGTCATTTGGATTTGGATTTGCCTGAACGTGCGTAATTATCTCCTGTGTTGCGTTATCCGCCGCCTCATCTTCATTAACCGCACCAATTACATCAACTAGGACGTAATACTCACTACCAAGGTCGTTGCGAATTGATGTGCCACCGTTGGGCCGAAAGACAATAAACTGCTCTGTCAGCTTGCCGGTATCACGCCATTTGAGCATTTGAGTTGTGAAGCCAGTGGTTAACCCAGCACCAACCAGGTAATCTCGGACGCGCCGGTGAATAGATGGAGTCATAGCTTCATTTCCTCCGCCACCGTTTTATCAATGATGTGCTTGGTTTCTTCAAATCCTTTCACTAAGAATTTTTTCTCTGCCGTGGCCCTGCGGAACCGCTGCCTGAACTCTGGGTCATGTACTTGCATTGCGTAATTTGCGGAGTAGCCCACGCGTCCAGTTAGCCTGGTGTCATTCACGTTGATGTCACGAAACTGAGAGTTGATAAGGGTTGACGTGTCGATGGGGGTGTAGAGTGCGGCTTGTGAGCCGCCTATGATTAATGCTTTAGTAACTGCCCTGACCGCTTTCCGTCCCTGAATATCACCTATCAGCCTATCCAGATTAGCCTTGGACTCTCTGATGCCTTTAACCTTCGCGCCCATGTCAGACTCCCGTGATAATTGCGAAATCGTCCGCAATGCGCTCGAATGTGTCAGCGTAACGAATGACGTTTTTCACCTCGTCAGCACCTGAAGTAATTGGGTCTACTTCAATCGAGATGCCTATTAAAATGAAATCCCCCATAACTGCCTCAGCATACTCAGTCCAAATAGTATCTTTCACGACAATTTCTTTACCTGCATCACTAACAAGGAGGGTTGGTGTGCGAATGTCACTACCATAATCACACATGATCTGAATGGGAGGCAGCCAGGCTTGTTTACCGTACTCATCTGGCGGCCCGTTCTTTTTCCAAACGGTGGCTTTAGCCGTGTATGACCATGAGGCTGGTGATGACATATCACTATCTCCATTTAGTAATGATTGGATTATCAGCGGAAATCTTCCGGCAAAATAGGAACCACTCGCCGTTTTTCCTGATGTAAGCCGTAGTCTGTTTGCCGCTATCGGTTAGCACCCAAACGCGAATAAGCGGCTTCGGCAATCGGTCAGTGATTGATATCCAACCCATTACTTATTTCCGCTCATGCATCCACCCTTGCCAATCCAAATCCCAGCGAACGCCTGATTAGTTGGGTCTGGCGGGATTAATGCAGTAGCGCAACCGTTCTTATCCAGACCACGCAGCAAATTTAGTGAGCCTTTCCACCGGTCAGAGAAAGACTGATAGCGGAACGACTGAGAAGCGCCTGACGGTGCAGTTTGACTGGAAATGTATTTATCGCCCTGCCCCAGTCCCATCAGCCCAATAAGATAAAGCTGAATAAGTAGCGCGGTTGCTGGCGTGTAGTTGGCATCCAGACATTCCTGAATGCTATTTGCCTGCTCGACTAAAGCATCAAGCACGAATGAAGGGAGCGATATCCCGACTGTGGCCAGATACTCTTTTGCTTGATCTGCGGTCAGCATGCCGATCCCCTAAAGTAAAACCCTCAGAAGAGGGCATTAAAAAAGCCGCTCAAATATGGCGGCTTATTCGGTTGCTTCATTTTTCGGTTGCTTTCGTTTGCCAGATGTCGCTTCCGGAGTTGCTGGAGTTAAGTCACCTAAAACCTCACCTACCAGCGGACGGACATTAGCTTCAAGCGCGGGATGGAGCGTATCAAAATCCACCACATCACCATGCTTGACCCCATTCCAAGGACGAATAACTTCATACTTAGCCATCGCAACTCCTTACGCCAGATTAGCGCCGTACAGCACGCCAGATTTACCGCCGCCATCTCGCTTAATCTGTAAACCCATAGCCGCCATAATCTGGAAATTCCAGTTTGACTGAGGCATAGGACGCGGTAGAGGAACAACACCAGTTGCCATACCAACCAGTGGAGTGATCACGTCCTGACGGCGCTGATAGGCGATGAACTCATTGCCAGTCAATGCGAAAGTCTGACGGATTGCGCGAGCAGGAATAAAGCCAGTGATAACATTTAGAACCGTACCGCCTGACAGCAGAGTATCCCCGCCGATAGTCACAGTTGCTGGCTTCATCAAGTTGGCCCAAATCTGCGGAGAAACCCACAGGACATCGTATGCTTCTACGAAGTTGTCACGTGCCGATTGTCCGAATGCGCCAGATGTGAAGAACGTAGCAAGCTCAGTTTGAGTGGCGGTGGTGAGGTTGATGTTTGCACCGCCTGAGCCTGCACCAAGATTCAGCTTAATGGTATTGCGGTGATTACGCATACCCTGTGCCGGATAGTTCTGCACCTGAATAGTGCTATCGCCGTCCAGAATGTAGGAAACGATGCGCTTATTAAACTTGCGCAATTTAGCGGCTTGAGAGTCAAGAACCAGATCTACACCAACGGTGTTAAGACCAGCTGCGAGACGCCAGTTAACACCATAACCAGCGGTAAACACCGGCACCGGATCACCATCACTGGAATATTCGGTGTGGTCGAATGAATATGGCGGCTGTCCATCTAGGCTGATAGACACATCATCAGCAATATCACCAACCATGTTGTACAGTTTCGCGGTTTTACCGATAGGCAGAACAGTCTGGATACCCATCAGGTCAGTGACGATTTCCATGCCGGTTTCTTGGTCGCGTAACTGAATAATTTGACGGTCGATTTCAGCCCAGAAATCACGGCCCAAACCATCGCCAAGCAGTGCATTTGCCGCCAGCATTTCAGGCGTCATTAAGCTCTGGTTAGCAGCAACCATGCCACGGTGTTGCGCATCAAACATATTGCGGTTGGCCCACAACTCATTCCAGTGACCGCGCAGGCGGCTATTCGTAGCCAGCGTATTAGCATCAAAATACATCTGATTATCCTTAAGAAACAGTAACGCTGTCAGCGCGAACGCGGATGCGAATAAAATCAACCGCAGTAGTCACTACGGTATCTTGGCAATAGCCAATAATTTTGTACGTCCCAGCAGTGGCGGGAACAGCAGCAGCCAAACCTGCAACAACGGTGATGGGTTGGTCTTTGGTGTAGGTGCCAGCCGCAACGCGCACAGCGAACTCGCGCCCTTCTTCCAGGTAGTTGCCGATTGCTGAGTGACCGGAAGGGATCTGGTCGGTAATCCCCAACCCTTCGTGATAGGCACTATCCAGCACGTACATGCGCCCGACTGGCGTGGTGCCTTGCGCGAACAGGTTGCTACCATTGATAACAACAAAGGTGCCGGGATACAGCGCGTCGGCGGTTTTGCGAGTCTCGGTTTTGAACAGAGAATCGCCGTCAATATTGACGCGACGATAACGAGCCATTATTTAGCACCTCCGAAATAGGTTGCCGGGTCAGGTGCGCCGGTTTCTGTCTGAGTTTGCGCTGAATTAGTACCAAGCGGCGCGGCTTTGCCTAACGACTTAAACATTGCATCCAGAGCTTCGCCCGATAGAACATTAGCCACGATTTCACCGTGAATTTTTGCTACTTCAGCGCGCTTTGTTACTTCTTCTGCGCGTGAGTTAGCGGTCAGTGTGTCTGATAGCGTTTTGTGGTTAGCTTGTAGCGCATCAACCTTGTCAGAAAGTGGCTTCAATGCCTTTTCTGTATTGGTAGCCAAAGCCTCACCAATCATGCTGCCGATTTGTTCCATTTCTTCTTTGGTTAAAGGCATGTCGCCCTCCGTATTATTGCTATTGGTTGCAGGTGAATCCTGCGGAGTGAAAAGGGATTTAACTTTGTTTGCGATGATGGAAACCCATGACTCTTGACGGGTTACCGCTGTCCCTGTGTCGGAAAAAGTAATTTTTCCGCCTTCAGATTTGTAGCCGTAGACCTGTGCATCACCGCCGTTCTTGATGATGACTGCTTGAGAATCTGTGAAGTCGGCAATCCATGCATAGTCGTTGTCACCCGGTGTAAATCGGTCTTTTGCAGCTTTCTCTAACCGGCACTCACGCTCACGAAACGACTCGCCAATCAGTGCACCAGAATTAGCCTGTAATGGCGTTGCCAGGTCAGCGTTAACCATGAGGCCAACACCTTGCTCTGGTGTTGCGGCTCCGATCTCATGAAGCAGGATTGCGTCGTGATCCATGCGAACAATATCCGCCACCCAGTTAGCCCCCAGCGCACGCTGCTGCTCATTCGGCTCAAGTTCATTAAGGAACGCGGCAACGCTGCTGTGAATTGGCGGGACATCCTCACCTCGTTCGATAGCCTCTACCCGCGCCAGTAATTCACGACCACCCTCAGAGCGGCTGGCGACCTCAACATCAACCCATTTCTCTACGTAGATGCGGTTGCCTGATTTCTTAACGTTGCGGTTCCATGCGCCAATGTGGCCCTGGTTAATACCTTCAGCGCTGAATGCTGAGACGAAAGCACCATTAACCTCTGGATGCCCGAGCGGTGCTAATGTCCCCTCAAGCCCAGAGTAATGAGCATCAATCTGTTCTGATGTATACAAACCGCCATTCATGACCACATTTGCCGGAAGTGTGTAGCTCGGCAAAACCCAGTGCTCTTTACCGTTGTATTTCTCACGCCGAATTGATTTGTTATTCACCCTTGTAGTGATGTTTACCTGAATTAACATGATTTATTCCTCAGCCCACGGATAGCCGCGCTTAGCCATTTGTTTGCGTTCCTCTATTAATTTCTCAACGATTGACGGGTTAAGAACCTCGCCTTTCTCGTTGACCAAAACCTCTATCTGAGCGCAGTGGCAGTTAATTGGGTTGCCATCAACCGAGTACCACGTCTCGACCTGTTCAATCGTGTAGGTATGCGAGTGCCTGATCGCATGGCCCCGGCGCGTAGTTGGCAGCAGCGCGGAGATGTGAAGCAGTCGAACGTGAAGCCCAAGTGATTCCGTCTCTCTGGCTTCCTCTCGCCTTGCTCTGCGTAGCGCTCCCGGTATTTCGGTCTGCGATATTCGGTTGGCGCGTCGAATCTCTACGCCGACTTGATCGCGCAAGTTACGTGCCACTTCTTTCGGGTTTAGTCCGCGCCCGATCCCGTCCGTCAGCACTCGCGCCATATCGCGCTTAGTGTCAGCAGTAAATCCCTTCATCTCTTCAAATACTCGCGCATAAGTCAGAGCCATGCGGCGCTGATACGGAGTACTTAAGAGAATGGTTTGCAGAGATTCACGACTTGCCGCGTAGGTTGCGGATTGCTGACTAAGGTTGACGTATGCCTGATTCGTGCCGCGTATTGCAGCAGGCTCGACATAATCCTCGCTGAACCACAAATTGTTTTGCCCACCATCCAGCAGCACAGCATCAACGAGCACGCTCGCATCATTCAGCACGATGTTGAGTAGTAGCGGGTCAAGCTGGTATTCGTATCTGCGGTTAACTACTGGTGAAGCGGGGAATCTGTCTAATGCGTCGATGTAAGCTTTCTGAACTTTCCTTAAGCGCCTGGCGAAATCTGCCATCGCCTTTCGCTCTAACGCATTAAGCCCGGTCGGGTCACTCTTGTTCTTCGGTATTATCGCTGGTTTCGGTCTCGCGGCCATCGTCAGTCTCTCCTAATGGTTCTACACCATCTGGCTCGTAACCTGCCGCAACGCGAATCTCTTCACCACTAAATACCGCCTCGCCGGTTGCCATTGATGAGTTGTTGATTTGAGACATTTTCACAGCACTATCCAGCTTCTCAGATGCTGTTTGTTCGTTCAGCTCATCCCAGATAACCGTTTTCATTGAAACTGAATCAATGATCCCGAGGTCGATTAGCTTGTTGCAGAAATCCTCAATATCAAACGACAGTTCGCGATTGCGACGGGATTGGCATCGCGTATTGAAGTAACGATTATCCTCTGTACTGGCCCTTTCACCGGTTTGTGACATCGCCAAAATCCGCGCAGGGATATCAACAGCAGATGAGACGGTTTGCAGGTTAACGTTATAAGTCGGTTCAGGGTCGGCCACTGCGGTGACAAGTGGCGTTACACTCGCGCCCTGCGTTGTCAAAAGAACATCGTTCCCCCGATTAATCTCAGTAGCCGCTTCGTTAAACTTATCCTGAAGCTCATCAACACTTACCCCATACAGGGAGGCGAGATTGCTAAAGTTTATTTCCTTTTCGAAGTTGAGATTAAGCTGCCTGGCTGCGTTTTTGAGGAATGACTCACCTGATCCACCCTCAACCTTTTCTAAGCTAACAAAGGCGTTATATGCAGGTTCAAGGAAGCCGATAGCGTCACGACTGTAATCACCCAAGATGAAAACGCGGTCAGGGTGAATTTTCACGCGCCGACTTGCCCCATTCGGGAGCGTTTCGCTGTATTGCCACATCTTCGGCTTGCCGTATGATGTGGAATTCAAATCAGTATCCCACTCTGCCGGAACTAATGTGCCAGCCCATGCAGGTGTGATCTTCTCTAACCCGCGTCCTTTGACTACTGACGCATTCCACGCCCCACTATCACGAACATGGAGCAGTAACCCCGAATAGCGCCCAACCAAGCGCCGCATGTCAGCATCAGCGAATTGTTGCCACAGGCGATTAGTGAATACAGCTTTCAGGCTTTTTTCCCACGGAGTTACAGCGCCTGACTCATCCTTTTCCTCACCCTCGATAATCTCTGGATTAGTCAGCCAGCATGTACCAACAAGCTTATTTACCGCGCCATGGGCGATACCGCCGCGCCGATAGAGCTTGTACAGGTCATTAAAGTTTAATTCCTCTTTGAATCCGTACTCGCACCATGCATTAGCGCGTTTAGCATCAAGCCCCATTCCGGTATTGAGCAGGCCCATGCGAGCGCGAACCATGGCCGACTCACTGATTGCGCTGTTAATCTGCAATGCATGGTTAACAGCAAGCTGTAATTTGTCTGTCATGCTGATCCCTATCGGTATGGCTTGGGAGGCGGTGGTGGCGGAGCGGGACGAACAACCCGATCCCCTGGCTTGTATGGTGGAGGGGTTGATTCTTTTTTCATGATTTATTACCCATTAGTCGTTTCGGAAGCATCATGCCCATAGACTGCGGCTTATGTTTTATATATCCATCTAAGCCGTAACGAACGCCATCCCAGCAGTGGTTGTTCTTATCCTCGATCACCGGCAGCACTTCGCCAGTAGTCCGGTCTGTCTTGTACGAATATAGCCGGGCTTCTTTAGCTGTCTCTTTGCAGCGAGGGTGGATGATGATCTGCTTAAATCCGCGTAGGCAGGTTATGCCATCTTCAACACTGCCCGGCCACTTCTGAGCAGATGCAATATTGAATCCCTGCGCCTTGATATGGCTTATTGTCTCTGGCCGTGAGTTATCGGCTTTGATAGGCCATTTACGCGACTGAGGAATGCCGGGGAATTTAGCCTCGTCTGTGGCTTTCCATTCTTCTATTTGTTTAGGCTTGGCATCTTCCTTCCCGGCGTAGAATTTCCACATGTCGTCGAGTTCGACGTGATTACCGTAAGCCTCATATTCGATGTATAAATTGCTATCGAGAATAAACATGCGGATAAGTGTGCTCGGGTCTTTCGCAAACCCGAAATCTGCACCAAATAACAGTCTTTCTGACTTCTCCCACAAGTCATCAGGGAAGCTTTGAATGACATATTTATTAGCCAGAACCTGCTTATCAGAGTTTTCGAGGTAAGCCCCCTCCCAAATCCATGCGTAATCCGCATAGTCCATGCTGGCGAGGTCATCCTGTCGTTCTTCTTCTAGCACGTCAGGGAACCATGGGTTATCGCCATAGTTCATCTCGACAATCATTGAGTTTTTCGGAGGGGTCTTTCTGAATCGCTTGTCAGTAGCGCTACCATCTTTCTCTGGGTTCCATGTTACCCATATCTCTGATCCAGCTTCGCGAACGGTGGGCCTGAGTTTCTTCCATGCGATATCAGAAACAGATTCGGCTTCATCCACCCACGCAACAAGAATACGGGCCTTGGATTTTATGCTGTCGAGGTTGTGCCGTAGGCCACAAAACACATAGCTCACATTTCGGTTTTTAGTCCGAATGTACTTCTCACCAATATCGAAATAATCATCAAGCCAGGGGACAGATCGAATAGCCTGTTTCACTTCCTGCATGGATGACTCTTCGAGAGAGTTCATATATTCACGGGCGCAGAGTATTACACCACTTAACCCCTGCTCTGCTGCCTGATACGCTTTCACTGCGCTCATCAATGCGAACGTGCGCGTCTTGGCAGAACCGCGCCCACCGTAAGCGCCACGGTAACGAACGCCCTCAGTTGCAAATACAGGGACTAACTTAGCGGGAATATGTAGGTCAACTTGGCTTTCCATTTGATGGCTCTACCCCTACCAACCTGATTGTTGTTGGCTTAGTTGCCATGCTGCCATCTGATGAAGTGTGATCGACTACTAGCTTATCCAGTCCGACTAGCTTTGCCTTACCCATCGTTGCAGCAACTGCGGCCGATGATTGAGGTGTCTCTGCGTCCAATGCGGCTTTGCGAGCTTCTTCCAACTCCTTAATCAGTGAATCAACGGTTACATTGTGGCGCTGCTTAATCTCACTCTGTAATTCAGCCACCCTTGCCGCGATCTTGCCGTTATCAAGCAACTCTTTAGCTTTGCGATTAATACTTTCAGGCTTCATCTTGTCAGCAGCATACGCCGTCCGATAAGCCTCTGAAGCATTACCCGTTTCGATGTATGCCTGACAGAAAGCCTCTTGCTTGATTGTCAGACTTGCCAT